CCGACAAATGGGGCGCGTACTAATCTACAAGGAGGCTACAGAATAGCTATGGATCGCAAAGACATCATGACCAAGTTCCTGTCTACTACAATTGGAACAGACGGTCTATTGAACGCTACGCAGGCACGTTTATTTATCGACGAGTTTGTACAGACGGCTGAGTTAATGCCGTTGGTTACGCGACAGATAAAGACTGAGAGGTCGGGTACGTTCTACTCGATTGACATGAGTCAACCGGCAACGGTTGCGGCTTCCGAGGGAACCGAGTACACCGACGAGACCGGAGAGGTCACTTACGACAAGTATGCGTACAATGTCGTGAAGCGTCGAACCCAGTTCGAGATGACGTGGGAAGATGAGGCATGGACGATTGAGGGTGCTGGCTTCAAGCAGCATATCGTCAACATGTGGCTTCAGCGTTGGGGTGTTGATACTGAGGCGCTTGGTCTCTTAGGTGAGGGGCCTGCTGCAATTCCAGCTCCAGTGACAGCATGGGAGAAACTCTATGCTATTAACGAGGGTTGGTTGCCACAGATTACTGTGGCTAATGGATGCCATATCATAGACGCCGATGGCGCAACGCCTACATTCGAGCTATTCGCCAAGGCGTTCAACAACGTTCCTAACAAGTATCTGCGATTTGCCAAGCGCAACTATCGCTGGATGACTTCTACTCACGTCATCAGCGACTATCGCAACTACCTATCTTCGAGGCAGACTGGGCTTGGTGATGCTATCATCAATGGCCGTATCGCTCTTTCCCCGCAGGGAGTTCCTTTTGCAGGAGCCAATGGAGAAGAGGGCTTTGCTGTATTCCCTGAAACATTGGGAACAACCGAAGACCAGGGTGTTATTTTGCTCATGGATCCAAAGGCTCTAGTGTGGTTCGTCCACCGCGACATGAAGCTTCTTAATCGCTTCATCCAAGAGAAGGATAGTTTTAGGTATACTGGATACCACTACGATGACTTTATCGTAACCCAGTTCCCGTCTATCGTCCGCATCGACAACGTTGGGCGCGACACCACCTACGAGTAGACGATGCAATGTCAATGGATTAAAGGTGATGGTGAGCAGTGTAAGCGTCGCGCAATAGTCGGCGAGTCGTATTGCTCAACACACCTGCGGATGGCTAAAGCAGCGGGGGATGAGACTATTGTTTCTCCCCCGCGCAGCGAGAAGGCGGAGGTTATTGTTGCTCCAACCAAGAAGGCAGTGGCGATAGTCCCCACAACCCCCAGCAAGAAAGTGGAGGTAGCGCAGATGGCGGTTGTTCATTCAAACAAACCAAAATCACTGAGATTCACCGGCAAAGGCACATACAGCATCCCTTCCAAGGGTGTTTACTTCTATGAGCGCGGACAAGTGTTGGTAGTTGATCATGACACTTGGGCTAGACTTTTGGAGGACCAGCCGGACGCCTTCGAGGAGGCGTAACAATGCTCGTCACCGTTGCGGAGTTTAAGGACTCTATCTATTGGGACTCTAATAGAAATTGGACGGACGGGCAGGTTACCCAGGCTCTCTCTTATGCCGAAGATCGCTTTTACCAGCGGACGAGGCGTAGGAAATATGGGTACTGGCTTGAGCCAGTAACGGATCAAGTCACGCTGCATGGGACCGGACTCCCCGTGATTCGATGCTACTATCCGATTCTGGCGCTGTCCTCCGTCCTCTGTGACGATGTAGAGATTGTCGATGATATCAGGATAGACCACAGTCACTTCCTCTACAGAGCAACGGTTGGCGAATATTTTGGAACACTCCCGGATTCAATACTAGAGACCGTGTATGCGAACGTTATTCTTACTGGGCAGTTCGGTGACCCAGAGACCAGTAAGGGCACTCCGCTAGTGTCTACTATTCCATGGGATGTGAAGGTATGCGTTATGCGCATGGCATCATTTCAGTTGTTAAAGGAACGTCAGCAGTTAGACCGCACCCGTGATCGTGCTGGTGGAGTTCATACGCGCTACATTGATGTGGCAAATGATCCAATCATAGCTGACACTATAATGAATTGGACTGTACACGACATGTCGGGGATCTCTGATTTTAGATGAGTTACGTTCCTCTTAGCTCAAGTCTACAAACATCTACGAGGTGGACTAAGACCTCTGGTGGAAGCCTTCAAGCCGGTAGGCTCGTTATGAGGGGTGGGATGTTCTCTATATCACAAGGCGTTAGAGGCAACCCAATAAACTTTGACCTAGCGGCTGAGGTGTTAAAGAATCACGTCAGGCTAAACGGAAGAAACTTCGATCAGGCTCTCTTGGATATCGGAGCACAGATCAAGGACTACTGGATAGAGCTGCTCGAAGGCGGAGAGGGGACACCTGATGGAAGGCCTCTCTCAGAGAACACCCATAAGGCTAGATCTGATCGCGGAAATCCACCTGAACCATTTCTCTTTGAGACTGGAGAGGTGATAAGGAACACGAATGTCACCATTATCCACCACGGAGAGGGCGGGACATCGGCTGCAATAGCCATAGTCCCTGGATCTGGTAAGTCTCCTCACGGCGGAGCGCTTGCGCAATGGAATCTGTTGAGCGCACTGACGCAGGAAGGAATGGTTGTAAGAGCCAACCAGCTCACACCGGATGGCCTGGGAAGGCTGATGGGCTGGAGAGATAAACACTTCGGTAACCCGCGCCCAAAGAAAGGCGGTGGGGGCGAGGACTGGATGACCTTATCTGAGGCCAGCAGGACGCCCGAGGGAGCAGGCGGGCACGGTTATGCACAGGATAGGCACGGCACATGGATGGAGACTGCTGCCAGTCAAGCGAATAGGCTTGGCGGCAAAACAGCTATAGGCGAGGGTGGTCCTATCATAAACATTCCACCAAGGCCGTTATTCAACAAGACAATGGAAGAGAAGCTCAGCAAGATGGCGACCACTCTATTGCAACAAGTTTTCATGACCGATGCCATTATGACAGCAAAGGCTTTCTCCCAGGCCACTGTCGGAACAGTTGGTTTCCATAAAGCCGCCATACATAGGGGTGTTTCTTGATAACATTAGAGAGCTTTAAGCTAAGCCTTGGCGACGCGCTAGACGCCGCTATGCTGGGTATCGGGTTCTCTGTCCCTAAAGCACAATACACAGATATAGGAAGCATTGAAGAGGTTGACGAGCTTCCGGCGATCATATACACTTGGTCATTAACGCCAGAGCGCGACATGGTTTTAGATGTTGATGTTGAAAAAGATTACACCACCGACCCCGCTAAGCCGACAGCAACAGCTACGGAAAGGCTGCCGCACAAGATGGAGATCTCTGTCAGAGTGGCCTCTGAGGTTCTTTGGGAAGCAGATGCTATGCGTGATGGAATGCTGACTGAGTTCGGGAATGCACCTTGCGCTGGGTTGCCTCTCTACTATGGGGGATTCTCAGACAAAGCCAATATGTTTAAGACTGGAATATTCCAATATCTGTTTACGTACACCGCGCATATATTCCTTAACGGAAGATCCGAGACAGATCCTATAATGACAACGGTGAAGGTAGAGATTAGCAGCACAGCCGGAAGCGGCATAGAAGAGAACACGGAGGAAGAGGACGACGATGGCGACCCAGATGTTCCTACTGGAGCAGTCACAATATCAGAGGTAGTATGCGAAGTCCTAACTAGGCCATAACTGCCGAGGAGAGATTATGATACGAGTTCGTAACACAAAGAGACATCAGCGGGTTATCAATATGCTGGGCAAGACACAGTATATTGCGCCACGAAGCACGGTAGAGTTGACCGAGGCCGAGTTTAAGTGCACTGAGATACAGAACTTGATAAAGAAAGACTACCTTCGGGTAGTAGGGGGGGCTGCATAAATGCCCGGTAATGAGAGATACTTAGCTCCTGGTGTATATGTCTCCGAGATCCCTATGGGTGGAGAGCCACTACAGCCAGCAGGTAGTGCTGCTGCTGGAATGGTTATGACCGCTGAATGGGGTCCGATGGACGTAGCTACGCTAGTCACGAGCTGGACGGACTTCGTCCGAACATTTGGCAACGATACCTCAAATGGATATGGGGCGTTAGGGGCAAGAGACTTCTTCAGGTTGGGCGGAAATCGCCTATGGGTGGCGCGTACATCGCACCACACAGACCAAACTGAAGCCACGAGTACCACTGCCGTAAAGGCCACTATCACAGTTCTTTCCAGCGAAGCTACCCCGCAAACCTTGTTTACCGTTACTGCAAAGTATTACGGCACGCTCGGCAACGACTTCAAGGTTGTGATCAGTGACGTTGACGCAGTTGACAAGACATTCATGTTGTCTCTGTGGAGATGGATTGACCCGTCATGGAAGCGTATCGATCGCTTCACTTATGTTGGAGTAGACTCCGCCGATGAAGTCAACTTCATGGAAGACAAGATCAATGATGTGTCCGCATATATCGTTATCACAAACACGGTTGAGGATGTTGTCCCTGCCGCTGGCACGTATACGATGATTGGCGGAACAGACGGCATTGCCGCCATGGATGATAATGACCACCTCGGGGATTCCGCTGGCAAGACTGGGCTTTACCAGTTCGATAGCGTACCTGAGATTCTAGGTATCTGCCATCCCGGCATTACCTCTACTCCAGTGATTATCGGTGGACAGGCATATGTGAGGGACACAGTTGCCCGCAGACAGCATGATGTTTACGTGTTTGACTTCCCTCTCGCCACTACTCCAGCAGGAGCGCTTGCATTAGCCCAGGATTCTTATATGTCTACTGGGTATGAGGCAGCATACTATCCATGGGTTGATGAGGGGACCACCGAGAAACCAGTGTCTCCTTATATGTTGGGCGTATGGGCGAAGAACGATTACGATAACGGCGTATGGCACGCGCCAGCCGGTACCGCGTTCGAGCTTCCCATTAGCGGGCTGGAGTACGATCTGAACTTCGGTGACCTGCAAACACTGAACCCAGAGGGGATTAACTCGATCTTCCACCTCAAGAGCGAGGGGTTTGTTCCTTGGGGCGATCGCACCCTGGACGTGCAGACGCACTTCCGTTACCTGAACATTAGGCGTTTCTTGAACGTTATCAAGAAGACCCTACAGGACGGAACTAATCAGTTCATCTTCGAGCCTAATGCACCTAACACGTGGGCCAGGATCGAGGACACCGCCCGACTGTTGATGATGTACTACTATTCTCTTGGCGCTTTCAGCGGGAAGACAATAGCAGAAAGCTTCTACGTGAAGTGCGACATCAGCACAAATCCGCCAGAACTTACTAACCAGGGTATTTGCACCTGCGTTATTGGAGTGAATTTTGTTAAGCCTATCGAGTTCCTGGAATTCGAGGTACAGATCTACAATGATGGAGTCTTGCCAATAGCCACTACGGCTGGGGCATAGGTGATAATTGATGGCTGACGAAAAGAGAGCACGAGGTGGGTTGTTCACCGTCTCCGTTATAGGGGGCGGTGGAGAACACAAGCTACAAAGTGTGACTAACTTTGGGCTTGGCGTTGACGCCATAAGTTCGGTATCAGAATCTACTCGACTTGATCAGTTTTCTCTCCCCGCACAGTACAATATGGAGAATATAACCCTCAAGGAATCTCCTTTTGCTGGATGCGACAACCAGCCCGCTACGAACTTCCTATTCAAGGTGCTTGTTAATGGTACTGAGATTGGGCACATGCGTAGCGTATCTGGTATCGGAGCAACGTGGGATGTCATGGAGAATAGGGAATCAACCAGCCTTAACGTTCAGAAATTGTTTAACAAAAGAACAACTCCCGACATTACGTTGAACCAGGTGATTGAACTCAATGACGGCAATCCGTTCTATACCCAGATGAAAAAGATGGGTGAATACGTTGGTCCCGGCAACGGTTATTCTGTTGTTGGTGGGGCTGACTGTAAGTATCGCGGAGATTGGACATTCATCCTAATGAATCGCGAAATGGAAGAAGTAGCTCGCTGGACTATGTATGGTGCATACCCCAGTCACTACCAACCTATTAGCGATCTCGATGCTTCTGCTAGCGAGGTCGGTATGAGAAGTTTGACTCTTACATCTTCTCCTATCTATGGTGTTCAGAATATAGAAGAGAAAGTTACGTCATGGCCCAACGGGGGACAGATTGTAAGCAGTGAGTTCCTCTCATGGATCTCTGGGGTATTTGCTGTACCAACGCGCAAGCACCTGATGCTTAATCTGTATCACCCGGATGCGATACCCGGTGTTGGTCAACCAGCTAAGCGATGGAAATTGTTTAACTGCTGGCCTTCTTCGGTTACATACCAAGATCTTGATGCCGGATCTCCGGGGCTGTGTACGCGTGAAATAGTATTGGCAACCGACGGGTTTCTACCCATAGGATAAGTAAACTACGGGGCTTGTT